TTTTTCACTTTTTTTCATTAACGTGCCCTTGATTTCATTTCGATAGCCTTTGAAGCGCATTTTGGACATAGAGTCTTATTGTATATAAAGGCAAAATGCAATACTGGTCCAGTAAATTTACATTTTTTGACACTACATTTTAGGTGATCTTGCTGCATATCCCTATTTATTATATTGGCGTCCTCGGCAGGACTCGAACCTGCAACCCTCGGCTTAGAAGGCCGATGTTCTATCCAATTGAACTACGAGGACAAAAGCTATTTTATTTTGCTAAAGTTTCTATCCTTATAGAATTCAATTTTAGATCTAAATTTATTTTCTAGAACATCTCCTTTATGAGATATGATAAACACATTAGTATCATCATCTAGAGTACTAAGAATTTTTGTTAAATTTTCTACACCATCTACATCTAGGCTTGAATCAAATGTCTCATCAAGAATTAATAAATTAGTTGCTGCTGAATTTTTCATTTTGGCTATTTGACGCCAAGTAAATAAAAGAGATAAATCGATTCTTTGTTTTTCTCCTTCTGAAAAAGAAGCATAGTTAAATGTATCTCTGTGTCGTGATCTTATCGTTTCATTGAAATTTTCGTCTAAATGAAAAGCTACAAAAAAATCTAATATTTGAAGATATTGATTTATAAATCGATTCATAACTGGTAAATATTGTTTTACAACTTTAGTTTTAATTCCAGTATCTTTAAGCATTTCACCAATCACTTCATTATAAGTTCTTTCTTCAACATGATATAATTTACGTTCAGTTTCATTATCTTTTGTGCTTCTTAATTTATGAAGTTCTTTTTTTGCTTGTTTAATATCACCAGATTGACCAGATAATAAATTAATTTCTTTTTGTATTTTATCAACTTCTTTTTGTAATAAAGTAATTTGATCATTATTTGAATTAATTTTATTCTGTCGTTCTCTTAGTTTTTCTATACTTAGATTTATAGATTTAGTAGTATTATTTAATACACTTAATTTTCTATCAAGGTCTTCTTTTTCTTGTTGAATATCAGCTGCGTCTCTTTTGATTGAATCAATCTTTGTTGCCTTCTTCGATTCCTCGATTGGTTGATCGCACGTTGGACATTGATCGTTTTCTTCATAAAATTTAGCTTCCTGTACTAGTGATTTTATTTTACCATTAAGTTGCTGGTCATGTGATTTATAACTAGAAATTTGGTCTAGTTGCTTTTCATAGTTTGTTTGTTCTGATTTAAGAGAGGCTGCCAAATTATTTCCTAATTTTTTAGACTCAGTAAAAATGTCTTTAATACGAGTTGAGTGATCTTCAACCGAAGCTTTTTTCTTTTCTATTTGATCTTTATTTATAGCATTAAGGTCTTTAATATACTTTTCTTGACCAGACATCTTAGTTTTAACCAAATCTAGATTATGGTCTATATCAATTAAATTACTTTTAATAGTAGCGTTTCTTTCTTTTAGTATTTGATTCATTTTTGAAAAAACATTAATATCTAATAAATCTTCTATTACATCTCTACGTGACCAAGCTGGTAATTGCATAAAGGGAATAAAAGAACTAGAACCAAGCACTACAATTTGATGAAATGATTTATGATTAAGTTTTAAAATATTTTGTTCAAGAAATTTTTGATGGTCTCTAGCATTTGAAGCTTGATTTATTTGTCTTTTATTTTGCCAAATTTCAAACTTCCCTGGCTTAATAGATCTTATAACTTTAAAATGTTGTCCACCAATACTAAATTCAACTTCTACTGTTGTTTGTTTTTTATTAATAGAATTAATTAATTGATCTTTTTTAATATCACGATGAGCTTTACCAAATAAACCAAAAGAAAGAGCATCTAGTAAAGTTGATTTACCAGCTCCGTTTTGTCCTACTATTAATGTTGATGGTGTTCTATCTAATTGAATTTCTATAAAATCATTTCCGGTGGAGAGGAAATTCTTCCACCTCACAGATTTAAAATGTATCATACAACCTCTAGGTTTTGAGCCTCAGTATATAGCTCTCTTAATTTCACTTTTATATGTTCTTTGTCTAAATCAGTATCAACTGCTTCAACATAAGAATCTAACATTGCAGTTGTATCTTCCAAAGAAACTTTTTCATCTTCTACGCTTTCACCAAGAAATTCTTCAAAGTTTTCAGCAATTTTAAGTTCATAGGTTTCAACAGATTGAAGTTTATCTAAGAACCTATCAAACATGTAAAGGTCAGTTTTGTTTAATACAATGATCTTTACGAATTTATGTTTAAACTCATCCATGTTTATATTCGAATAATCATGTTTTTCATCATCATATACGAATTTTTTAAACATAGTTATAGGATTACGAACTGGAGTTATTTCTCTTGTTTCAGTATCTAATACATGAAAGTATTTAGGATCATCTACATCAGCCCAAGTAAATTCCATTTGTGAACCTAAGTAATGAATATTATCTCTACTTGATTTAGTGTGAAAATGACCAGATAAAACCATATCAAATCTTTCAAATATATCAGCATTCATACCGTGTGGATTAGGCATCCCAGCCATCATATCAAATCCTTTTAACTCTAAATGAGCTCCAAGAATATCAGCTTTACATTTTAAAGCCCACTTTGTATATTCTTCGTAATTACCATTATTAATCCATGGTATAACTGCAACTCCTAAACCATCATAATCTATGACTGTAGGTTTCATTATAATGTTAATATTGGAAGTGAAATACCCAAGCAGCTCTTTGAGGGAACACAACTCATTTGTATTTTTAAAATAGACATCATGATTTCCGGGTATAATATCCATGGTAATACCATTATCGCGCATAGGCTCAAGAAAATGCTTCCTATTAGCATTAAGTGCTTTAAAGTTAACGAACTTCCTGTGTTCATAATAGTCTCCTAGATGTAGTATTTGTTTTATATTATGTTCTTTTAAATAAGGAAAAAAAGTTTCTGTGTAAAATCTTTCTGCATAATTTAAAAATATATCAGAAGAGTTACGTACACCACAATGGGTATCATTTAATATAGCTACTTTCATATTATAACATAAACAGCTCTAGCTTTTTAAGCTTAGCTTTTTCTTCTTTCGCGAATTTTTTAATTGCTTCATCACTATCTTTAACTTTACTAATTCTTTGTCTTAAAGTATCAACATATTGCATAGTTTGCTCAGCACCTTCAGAATCCATACCCATTTGTACAAAATCTTCAATACCCATTTTTTCAATGAACTTAAATTTAATATCTTGTTGTCTTTTTTCTTTGGCTATTCTTCTTATAAAGGCAAAATAGCAAATTTGAGTAAAATAAGAAAACGCATTTGGTTTTCCAGTTCTAGTTGCTGTTTCAATTTTATAATTATTTATTGCTCTTAAACAATTTTCTACAGCATCCATAACCATCTCTTCTCTATATGTATACCTTACAAAATTAGGCCTGCGGCTTAATCCTTCGGATATTTTAAGAAAACACTCAGCAATATAATTAGTTACTTTTGGTACTTGTTGGTCTTTTGATTTAGCTTCATTACATTCAGTAACATATTCTACAACAGCGTATGAAAAATCTTTGTTGTTAATGTAGTGAGCTTTTTTGGTCTTATCTGGTTTTGTCATGATTAATCTCCATAATGTTCTATTATAACATATTTTCAGTCAAATGTAAACAGTTAATTTATTGAAAATAAATGAAAAAAGTCCTTTACTTTTCGTCAAAACTGTGATATAATAATATAGTCATCCGGGGAGGATAGAGGTATACTAATGAATAGTTTCCTTTTCAAGGGTTTCAGTAATGTCCTCTAAAGAAGATTCCATTTCAGCACTTATTTCATCCATTAAGTCTTCAGTAGATCTTAACTTTGTAGTACTGACTCTAGGTCTTGCTCCTTCCTTAGCTAATTTAATATATTCTTCTTTGATATCTTCATCGATTTCAACGTGATACATAATTTTGTTTTGTGTAATTTTATATAATTTTTGAGATGATAATGGAAACCATGGAGAAAAATATAATCCTCCAATCATTCCATAATTTATCTTAAAAGGTCTTTCAATAATAAAAGATCCGGTTTCAGTTTTTTCACTAACTAAAGCAATAATCTCTTCGCCATTTAAGAGTTTGAATTGCCTTATATTTAAATTATTATCTTTTGTTAACATATCCATACTATATATTTATATCATAAACTTTGAACTTGAATCGTTCTTTTGAGTATATTTTAATTCTTTCTGCTGCATGATTTAAAGTGTAATTCTTAGTATTTTTCCAATGTAAATCATCTGCAATATCGTATACCTTAGTATTTATATCATCTCCACTAATACGTAATCCTCTTCCTATAGATTGTAATACACGAATTTGTGACTTAGATGGACTAGCAAAGATAATATTATGAAGTCGCTTAATATTAATACCAGTTGAAAATGTTCCTAAGCTTGCAACTATGATAGCATTATTTTGCTCTTCTGTAATTGCTCTAATATTTTCTCTATCATCTACCTTAGTTTCTCCGGAAACATAAAATAATTTTCTACCTTTTTCTATCTTTGTACTTAATATATCATGCAATGGCTTACCATGTTTTTCTACGTAATTAAAAAGTACTAATGTATTTCCTTTTTGATCTAAAGCCAGGTTACTTATAAAACTATTTCTTGGTCCATATTTTACTATAAAATCGATTTCTTCTTGATACTTCATTTTTGAAACAGTTTTACAATATTCTTCTTGATATTTTAATAATAATATTGATATATCCATTTGTGCCAAAGAATTATTATCCATAAGATCTTTAGTAGTTGTTACTTTATATACTGGTCCAAACAATCCTTCTAAAACTAACTGGTGAGTTTGTGTTCCATCTAATGTTCCAGTAGTACCCATTTTAAAAGCAGCATTAATACACTTTTCCATAATAGAAGTTAATGATTTTGCTTTAAATTGGTGTGCTTCATCACCTACAACCATACCATATTCTGTAAACCAATCAGCTGGAAATTTATGGATTGATTGCCAAGTACTAATAACAACTCTTTGTGGTATATTAAATCTTTCTTTACCAGAATATATTCTATGACACTCTTCATTAGCATTCCATAAATCATCTAGTTTAGAATAATCATCAAAATCACTATACATTTGCTCAACTAAAGATGTTGTAGGTACAATAATTAATACCTTCCCTTCAAAATATTTTAAAAAATATCTTATGGCCATATATATGATCAAACTTTTTCCTGATGCAGTAGGGCTTAGTAATAGTGTTTTTCCATCTGAAATAGTGCGCGAGAGTGCATCGATTTGATAGTCCCTGGGTATTATACCTACTCCGTTCACGCTAGGGCCCAGTTCTGAAATAAAGCCCTCTAAATCAATCTTTTCGGTAATATGTGAATCACTTAAACCATTGATATAGTGCTCTTTTAACGTATACCCTCTTTCTTCACAGAATTGATTTAGATAATTAACAAGACCACAATATAAGGTTTTATCCCTCATATTGAATAATCTAATCTTTCCATCCCACATTCTATTGCGATATGCCGGCATAAATTTATATCCAGGCACATAAAAACAAAAATGTTCAGATAGCTCTTGTCCCGTACTAGGTTCGCAATCTACCTTTATAAAACTTTCGTTAAGTTTAGTATATGTTATAGTTTCCATTATATAAGTTCTTTTAATCTTCTCACAGTACTATCTATATCAGTACAAAGATAATCGTTTATATACCAGTTAATAAATCTCCATGCATAATCAGCATCATGCCATGTTAGATCATATATTAAATCTTCTAGTTGGGTTAAAGATTGTAATTTTTTAGTTGCCCAATGATACTCTGGAAACCCATAAGAGATAATTGGTATTCGATGCATCATGCATTCTATTCCTGCTGTGCTATTCTCTACAATAGATACTCTAGACTTTCTTAGAACATCATGAATACTAATATATCCGTCTATAACTGTTATACCACATTGAATCCATTTATCTACAATATCTTTTTGTTTACCTCTTAATTTCATAGAAGGGTGTAATTTAACTACAACTGGAAATTTATATTGTTTTAATTTATTGACAATATGGCATATCTTTGACCAATGATCACCAAATCCAAATCCATTTACTGTTTCATCATCTGGCATTTGTCCTATTACTAATATATGGTCTTCAGGTATTTCTTGTTTTTCTCTTCGCCATTTAAGTAGAATAGAATCATCCCACTTATTTGCTTTACATTCTATTAGATATTTTATTCTATCATCATAGGAATTATTAGTATATTCTTTTCTTAATTCACAAGGTTCTTTAAATGCTAAAGAAGAGCTATTAGCATATCCTATACTATCTAAAGCAAAATGTTTTGATGTTGGTCCAGTTGGTTTTAAAATTATGTTATTACTAGTAGTTAGTTCTGATTTATGGCAATGATTATATATATTAATTTCTGGCCCGAAAGACCATTCATTAGGTACATCAAGTGGATTGAATTCCGTATGGCCTAATTTAGTCATAGCCTTTCGTACTATGTTATAAAATCTATCAAAATCTGGGTATCTGTAATCGTGTAACTTATATTCCACTAGTGAATTTTCTCCACTCTATCATATTTTTAATATTTTGGTGGCGCCATTTAATGTTATCTAATATTTCTTTTAAAGTATTAACAACCTCTCCATTATAAGCCATTTTCATTTGATGTTCTTGTATGACTTCATCAGCATCATACCATTTATCTAAGTCACCTTTTAATACTGTCAATCCACCTAACGGATCATAATCCCAACCCTTCTTATCCATCTCTTCTTGAGATAGCTTACCATTATAATGTTTAAATTTATCTCTAAGAATTATTTTAAATTTAAGTTCTAAATCTTTTTGTTTTATTTTTGCAACAGAATATAGATCTAGGTATTTTGAGTGTAGTTTTGCAGAATCTCTAGACGCCTCATCTAACTGAACCTCATCTATTTCAGCGTCTTTTTTCCACATTTCTAATATTGATTCTAAATTCATAATGTATTATCTCCAGGCATATGTTATATATTATATCACAGAATGATATAAAAGTAAAGGACTTTATTCAAATTCAAATAAAGTATACTTAAATGTAACGTCTGCTTGTAAGTATTCAACTTCTCCAGACTGAGAATTAAACTCAACTGAAGTTAAACTGGTTGGAAATATATCTTGAAATTTTATAGATTTTGTTAAATTATTATGAGAAGACATAATCATAAGAGTAGCATCATATTTTTCGCCTTCTGCATTTCTTGTTTGTATTATTCTGTGCATCCAATTAAAAAGTTCAATATAGTTTTCCATATTTTCTGTGACATTAAATCTTATAGCTAAATCTTCAAAGTTTAATCTATCCCCTGTCATAGCTAAATTGACACCTCTATATGGTACATTAACTTCTGCTAAATTTATACCAGGCATAGTTACTTGAGTACAGAAATATTCTGTATTAGCAAAGTTAGTTGCATCTAATTTAAATGTAAATCCTACTGGACTTAAAAAGTTTTTATTCGTTGTCAGTGCCATCTTCTTCCTCTTCTTCTGCTAATCCCCACCAATTCCATCTTCCATCTTCTGGTTTTTCTTTTTCATTCATATATCTATTTATACATATTAAAAACACAAAAAAAGACCGTTATAAAAAATATAACGGCCTTTTCTTTGCTATAGATCTTTAGTCATATGTCTAGCATACTGCTGGCAATATTGAAAAGGTCGCACACCATGAATCCATACAACATTTTTATAAATGCCCATTTGGAATTCGTGATTGCAAGCTTTATAGTAATCCATGTACTCATGCTTCTTGATATTTTCAGCACCAAGAATAGGTTCACCTATTACTACTTTTTGTTGCGCGTATGAGAGACTAGATATGAACAAGAGACCAATCACTAATGAAAGGCGTTTCATTTTTTTTTCCTTATGAAGTTCTAGGTTAGCAATCTTTGCTAACAGATTATATATAAGAAAAAATCACTCTGTTACCCATTGTAACAAAAACTTAATAAAAAAATAAGGGGCCCGAAAGCCCCTTATCTTTTTTTGCTAAATTAAGCTACCCATTTTTGGCCACGGTATATACCGCCTTTTGCCTTAGGTGACTTACTAACATCAGCTCCATGCCTAACCCCTCTATAGATTCCACCAGATTTTTTGGCTTGATCTTTAGGTAAATCGGCTTGGTTGTATTTTATGCCTCTGTATGTTTGAGTCATGTCGTACCTCCAGTTTTCTAATCGATTTCGTACATATATCTTTCGATATACACCCTTCTCATAGCGTTCCTTCGGTAAACTTTCGGTCTCGTTCGGCTGAATGCCTACTTGCTATCCCACGAATGTGGAGGTTTTCAGGTTTAACCTACTTCCAATGTATAAAACATCGAACGATTAATATTATTTATACAAATTAATTTTTTAGTTGCATAAAAAAAGGGACCCCGAAGAGTCCCTTTTAAAGAATTAGAGTTAACTAATCAGGCTTACACCATGATGTCGTCAATTCTGAAGATTCTAAAGTATGGATTAGCACGGTTAGTACCAACTCCGTCAGCTGCGACGAATGGGTTAGCAACCATTCCATATCTTGTTTTAAATCCGATTCTTGGTTGGAAGTCTTCCTCACCCACGGCTTTAACCATTGTTAAAGGAACGTATGGGCAGTAGAACATACCGGCGTCATAAGGATTTGAACCTCTGTAGCCAACACAAGCGTAATCTTGAGTTGCATACGGATCAATGTACACCTTCATTCTTCCGTTAAGAACACCAGCAAAAGTATTACCAGTATCATCAACATTCAAATTAGTTGCCATTGCAGGTGAGTAATCCAACATTCCGGAAGCTGCAAGAGCTGAAGCAACGTCAGAAGAAACGATTACATAGTTACCTTTTCCTCTTCTTGTTTCTTTAGCGATTACGTTTGCTTCTCTTTCAAGTTGCATTACCAATCCTTTAAACTTCTCAGCCATCCATCTTCCATCACTGTCTGTTGCGACATCAAAGATACCAGAAACAGCAGTTGAAGATTGAAGAGCACCAATTTTAGCTTTAGTTAGAACTGTTCTAACAACTTCTCTATTGATTTCCGCAAGGATCTCAGCAGATAAGATATTAGCTAGTTCGCCTTCAGCGTCAAGACCATGCACAGCTTTAAGATCTTGTGCAAGTTCCATTGTGTACTCAGCTTTCAAAGCTCTTGACTTAGCAGTTACAGTAGATTTCTCGATTGAGAAAGCCATTTCACCGAAAGCCGCGCCAGCACCACCTGTCATACCACGTTGTTCTGCGGTAGCAGTTGGAAGACCTTCACCGAATGTAGAAACTGTATCAGCTTCGTCCGCGATTGTAAGGTCAGTATCGGCGTCAGTTACACCAGCTAAACCAGAAGGATCAGCTTGATGAGTACCAGATCCAGAGAAGTCAGTATCAGCTTCATCGAATAAAGCTTCAGTACCACCCTGAGTAGAGTACTTAGATTTCATTGCAAAGATAAGACCAGTAGGTCCACTCATTGGCTGAAC